CCCGGACTTTCGGGTTCGGTTATCGCCAACACGACTGAAGCGACGACCAACACGCTCGATCTCAAGATCATCGGCATGGTCAACCGCGTGGACAACGACCCCGGCACTGCCGTGGGCACCGGCGCCGCCGCAAGCCGCTTCCTGGTGCGGATCAACCGTCACCTGTACGTCAATCAGATCGCGGGGGTCTAAACCATGAGCGTTATTTCCACTGGCAACATTGCCAAGCTCCTTTGGCCCGGCCTCAACGCTCGCTGGGGCGCCAACTATTCGGAGTTCCCGAAGGAATATTCCGACCTTGTCGACACGTTCTCGTCCGACATGACCTACGAGGAAGATCAGGAGATGACCGGTTTCGGTCTGGCCCCGATCAAGCAACAGGGCATGCCGACGCAGTACGACACGATGCAGCAGGGCGTGACCACCCGTTACACCCACGTTGCATTTGGTCTGGGCTTCATCATCACGCGGGAAGCCATCGACGACAACCAGTACGAAAAGGTGGGCATGCAGCGCACCGGATCGCTGGCTTTCTCGATGCGCCAGACCAAGGAAAACGTGGTCGCGAACCTGTACAACCGGGCCTTCTCGACTTCGTACCCGATTGGCGACGCGGCGGCTATGATTTCGACGGCACACCCGACCCTTTCGGGCAATCAGGCCAACAAGATGACGACTGACGCCGACCTGTCGGAAGCCGCTCTTGAGGATCTGGTTATCCTGATCGGGCAGGCGCAGAACAGCCGTGGTCTGCGTATCTCGCTCAAGCCCAAGAGCCTGCACATTCCCGTGCAGTTGCAGTTCGAAGCCGCGCGCATCCTGAAGTCGGTGCAGCAGAACGATACCGCGAACAACGCGATCAACGCTCTGCGCACCATGGGTGCTTTCCCTGACGGCGTGAAGGTTAACCACTACTTCACCGACACCGACGCGTTCTTCATCCGCACCGACGCTCCGGAAGGCCTCAAGCTTTTCCAGCGCGTTGAAGCCGAGTTCGCGCAGGACAAGGACTTCGATACCGAAAATCTAAAATTCAAGGCATATGAACGCTATAGCGTCGGTTGTTCCGACTGGCGCTCTATCTTCGGCAGCCAAGGGGCGTAACCACCCCACGCTAATTTGAGTACGAAGGCCCCGGAGCAATCTGGGGCCTTTTTGCTTGTGCGCCTCCATTCTTAATGATATGTGTGTCGGTATGTTCTCGATATACAAAATCACAAACACTGCGAACGGTAATTTCTACATAGGGAGTAGCGTAAACGTACGCCGCCGCTTTAGCGTGCACCAAAGTGATTTACGCAAAGGCGCACACCATTGTGAACCGTTGCAGAGAGCTTGGAATAAGTATGGCCCTGATTGTTTTGTGTTTGAGGTTATTGAGAACCATCCGGACGCACACGCGATGGCTGATGCTGAAAACCAGTGGTTAGCGGAGCATGGGCGGAAGCGGTATTTCTACAATGTGGGCACACGCGCTGGTGCCGCTTTTCTTGGCCGAAAACACAGTGAGGAGGCGCGAGAAAAAATGAGTGCTTCACATAAAGGAAAAAAGAGGAGGTTGGGACTTTCAAGTTCGCCCGAGCACCGCGCCAAGATATCGGCTGCGATGAAAGGGAAAAAGAAGTCACCTGAACATATCGAAAAGATACGGCAGCGGATGATCGGGCAGACATATTCGACTGGCCGCATCGTGTCTGAAGATGAGAAGGACATGAAGGGCCGTAAGGTCGTTGAAATTACCACAGGCTTGAGCTTCAGCACGATTGTGAAAGCGGCGGTGCATTTCGGCATTCATCGCGCAAACCTTATTAGGGCACTTCGGGTTGATCGCCCCTTGCAGCGCGGGCCATGTGCGGGCCTTCACTTCCGTTACGACGTTGCTTAGACCACCTAAGTGTGGCACTACATCCCCGCCCGGGCCACGCTCCGGCATTTAAGGCGATTATCCCCTTCTCGCCTTAGTGGGAGGCCCTCGGAGAAATCCGGGGGCTTTTCATTTGTCCTTCGCTGGCGTATGGTGACGCTGCCCGCAACCGCGCCGGGCGCTCTAGGCAAATGCGGAACCCGATAGGCGGCGCAATGTGCGTCGTTCTCTTGAACGCCTAGAGGAATTATCATGTCCGCACCTTCCCGCTTTCCGTCCGGCGTTGGCACGCGTAGCGCCCCCGATCCGTTCTATATGCTGGGCCGTCCCGACCCGACCGATTATCACACGTTCTTTGACGACTTCGACACGTACACGGCTGGCAACTGGACGATTACCGTCACCGGCACCGCTACCACGGCTTTGACCGCTGGCGATGGCGGCTGGCTTTCGACGGCGACATCTGGTTCTTCGTCGGACGCCAACTATTTCCAGAAGGCCACGGAAGGCTTTAGCTTCGAAGCTGGCAAGCCCGCATGGTTCAAGGCGCGGTTCAAGGTTTCGGCCCTGACCACCGTTGTCGTGCTGGGCCTTCAGGTTACGGACACCACGCCGGAAGACGTCACCGATGGCATCTACTTCCTTTCGACCGTCACGACCGGCGCGCTGACTTGCTATTGTCGCAAGAATGCAACGACCGGTTCCACGTCGGTGTCGGCGGGAACGCTGGTTGCCGATACGTGGACCGAAATCGCATGGTTCTGGGATGGCAAGGATAGCGTTGAAGTGTTCCAGGATGGCGCCAAGAAAGGCGTTATGACCGGCGTCGCATCGTCCTACCTTCCGGACACGACCACCACGCCCAGCTTTGGCATTCGCACCACCACGGCGGCGGCAAAGACGCTGACTGTCGATTACATCGCTGCGATCAAGGCGCGCGGATGATCTATTCCGTTCGCCCTGATGGTGACGGCTTTGTGTTGGTCGTCGAGGATGGTGAGGGAGTTCTCCTTACCATCCCGGCGGCCACGCTGACCGAAGCCAAGGCATTGCAGCGCCGTGCGGTCCTTGAAGGCTTGGACGGTGTTCGTGCGGTTCGTCCCGATGTGAAGAAAGCCAAGGCGCGCAAATGACCGACAATCGGCACAGACAGCGGGCAGTTTGCGATGCTAGTGGTTTCAAGTGCTACGCGGACGAACTTGTCCGGCAGTGGGATAACGCCATGGTGTTGCCGCGTTTTCTGGATCGGCGAAACCCGCAGGACTTTGTAACGGGCGTGCGTGAAAGCCAGCCAGCGTTTGTGCGCCCGGAAGCGCCTGACGTGTTCATTACCTCGCCAGTCCTTCCGGGTGACCTGTAATGGCCGGGGCTGGCCGCATCTATGGGCGGGTTTCCGCCGATGGCACTGCTTATGAGTTGGTGCAGTATGGCGAGGTGCGTCAGTCGATGCCGATTGCACAGGCCCACGCTAACGAGCGGTTCAAGCGCGCCATCACTAAAAACCAATGGGAGCGGCTGAAATGATCGTCGGGCCTTCGGATGCCACCATCGACTTTACGATGGTCGGCAATGAGATTATCGAAAAGGCGTTCTCGATTGCGGGTATCGGGTCGGAAGGGGAGGCAATCAGTGCCGACCAATACCGCCGTGCGCTTGTTTCGCTGAACCTTATTGTCAAGACCTGGGGCACATCGGAGCATCTCTGGCTTCGCACGTCAGACACGGTTACGCTTGTCGAAGGGCAGGCAACCTATGTCCTTGACCCCAAGCCTATGCGCGTCATTGAATGCCGCCGTCGTTCATCATCGCGCCTTGGGTCTACCGGGGGCACATAGGCCAGTAACAGGTTGTCGTCGAACGGATCTGACGGCCCGCCTATAATGCGCTGCACCGCCGCAAAATAGCGATACCATTCCGGCGTACAATTGCCTTGTGCGTCAACTACCGGCGCGCGGGGTGGGTTGATCGGAAAACCGCTCACTGAATATCCGTCCAGTACGAAATGACCATGCGGCGCGTTGGGTCCGTCATGCGAAGGCGCATTTGCCGGGTGCGGAATTGCCCCAGCTTACGCCAGACAACACGGGTCCGCGTTTCACCAACGCCACCCATCGAACGCCATATCTCGTTAGACCACCTATGGCCGCCATCATCCGAATAGGTCAGCACGATTTGCGGATCAGGCGCAGCGGCGTTGCCCGGGCCGGTTTCGATGGTCGCTTCGAAGGCGTACATCGACACGCGCTCGCGGCCAAACTCAAGCGTCGGCAAGGTAATCTCGACTGCGATGGTTTCGCCCGCCTCGGTGAACGTGTCCATATCGGGGATATAGAGCGCCCCGTTGTTACGCGATGTCAGGAACGTCCGGCCATAGGCGGTAACGGCCCCATTGCAGCGCCACCAATCCGAACCCCATGACTGCCGCTTGTGCCATGCCCCCGTGGCCACGTCGAAAACGAATGTCCCTTCGTCAACCTCCAGGACATAGAACTTGTGGCCCTCAAGCGAATAGGTCCAAGCCCGCGCATAGCTTGCGTTGTGCAGGTTATACTCAATCGCATGCGTGGAAATGCGCTGTGGCTGATAGCCGTTCAACGCATAGACAACGCGATCATCGCCCACGAAGTAGACGGTGTTGTCCATCTTAACGACGCTATCGCCGTCCAATGTGCCGCGCTCGATGTAGGCATTGCCTTGCCGTTCGAACGGGAACAACGCCGCGCCGGAGTTGAAATAAATCTCGGTTGACGCCGTGCCGTAAAACTGAATTTCCCGGTGGTCGTTGATCATGCCAAGGATGTTATCCGGCGCGCCTTCTACCGAAGCAATGTCAGAGGCGTCATAAGTCAGAGCGTCGTCAATGCCCGAAATGATGAACTGTTCGCTTTCGTCAATCGCCCACAGGATATAACCATCGGCATAAACCACGCGCGACACGTTGAACGGAACCGGCGTGGTGATTGCGCCGCCGGAATAGAC